GATTGGCTGAAATGGCTATGGGTAGAGACGGATTGTCTTCCAGAATTGGTGGTGGTATTTTAAATCCTAATTTGGAACTCTTGTTTCAAGCACCTGAACTAAGATCTTTTAGATTTTCATTCACAATGTCTGCAAGGAGTAGAACAGAAGCAACTCAAATCAAAAAAATCATCAGATTTTTCAAACAAGGAATGTCTGTAAAAAGATCAACAGATAAAATTTTCATAGTAAGTCCTAATACATTTAAAATAAATTATATTTTAGGAAATACTGGTAATGATCATCCTTCAATAGGAAAAATTAAAGAATGTGCATTGACTAATCTAGAAACAACATATGGCAATGGATCAACATATATGACATTTGATGATCCTGACAGGACATTGACGACTTATAAAATAGATATGACATTCACAGAACTTGAACCAATTACCGAAGACGATTATCTTGGCGAAGCAAACACATCAGCGGGGCCTTTGGCAGATGCTGATGAAGCATTTATTGGCGATAATGGAGTTCCTCTCGATCACATAGGTTACTAAAATGGCAAGTTATTTCAGACAAGTTCCAGAATTCGATTATGTCAACAGAGACTCTGATGGCAAGAGTATTGGTGACTATCAGGTTGTAAAAAACTTATTCAAAAGAGTAAAACTTCGTGAAGATATTCTTGATAACTTAGCATATTTTACCAAATATCAAATTATTGGCGATGAACGTCCTGATAATGTCGCTTTTAAAATCTATGGTGACGAAACATTTGATTGGTTAGTTCTCCTTTCCAATAACATTGTCAATATTCAGAATGAATGGCCAATGAATCAATCAGCGTTTGATGATTTCTTAATAAAAAAATATGGAAATATTGAGAAGACACAGAATATTCATCATTATGAAACCAGAGAACTGAAGAATGATTCTGGACAAATCGTAACACCTAAAGGTTTAAATGTTCCCAAGAATTATAAAGTTGAATATTTTGATACACAAAGAAATCAATATGTAGTCAGAACGAATGAAGTAGATGCAGTTACGAACTATGTCTATGAAGTCCGAAAAGAAGAAGCAAAGAGAAACATCTACTTACTGAAACCAGATTATATTGAACTTGTCCTTGAGGATACACAAAGATTGATGAGATATAAAAAAGGTTCCACTCAGTATGTGAGCAGAACCTTGAAGAAAGGAGAAGATATTAGATTGTTTAATTAACTCTCTGCCAACTTTTGAAAGTAGGAGAGTGCATCATCTTCGTCTTCATCCTTAGATGCAACTGGTGTAGATGCAGTGATATCAGGAGAATTAAAGTCAGGCTTAGAGCGTGTCAATGACTCTTGAATCTGACGCTCTGCAGACTCTTTTGCTGCGTAGTCATCATACTCAGTCTCTTCATCTGCAGGAGAAGGAGTGCGAGACTTTTGTCCCAAAACATACTTCAGACGACGCTCAAGATCTTCATAGGACTTGAACTGATCTTCAGCAGTCAGTCCAGCGAGAGAATACTGCTTCTTCC